TAAGAAGTCGACGATAGAAGATTGCGGAAAGTTACGATAGAATCAGCTGAAGTTGAACGAGTTGGCGATACGAAAGCAACGCAATCTTTACGAGTTTCAGCGATATTGTCGATTACATAGTTAGCAACACCCGAGCTAGCACGACCAGTCATGACTAGAGAAACGTCAACGACGTTCTTGTCTTTGAATAGGTCGTATGCAGTACCAAGATTTCCTAGTGTAACCGAACTTTCTGTCGAAGTATCAACACCATTCGAGAACGATAGAGTCATTGGTAGAGTTTGAGCTGAAGAAGCGACGCTTAGAGCAACAGCAGCTGGAGCACCAACACGATGATTTGCCCAGTAGATATACTCAGAGTCAGTTGTAATTACGTCTTTATAGTAAAGAGTCTGACCGTTTTCGCCTTTAGCGTTTGTAGCGCGGGATAGACCTTCAAATACTTCTAGAACAGCATTCTTAGTACCGCTGAATAGACCATCTTCGTCAACTACAACAACGTGTAGTTCGTCGTTTGCCGCAGTGTTACCATAAGCAGCAACAAAGGTCGACTGTCCTGGAGCTTTGTCTACTTCATTGTAGAATTCCCAGTAGCGAGTTAGTGCGTTTGAAGAGTTAGCAGTTGCGTTGGCAGAACCAGTAAACTTGCTATCGAAAGTAATTACAGCTTGTGCGCTGAATACGCTGGCGTTACCAGTTTCAACAGCAGCACCAAGAGAAGCTACCTTTAGATATTGGCTCTGACCATTTACAACTAGATAATCACCAACTCTAATTTTGCCGATGATGCTTGTAGCAGAAGTATTAGCAGCAGTGTTCGATACAGCAGAAACAACTCTTAAGTTAGCAGTTAAGCTGTTTGGAACAAGTGTTAGTGTGCCTTCAATAGTAGCAGCGCCATCTGTCATGTCTAGAGCATTGCTATAAGCATTTGCCGAGTCACAAACAGAGATCTTTAGAGAATTACCTAGTGTACCAGCATAGCGAGCATAGTACATTGCGTTTGCGCCAGCAGAAATACCATCTTCATAATCTGCTAGATTTTTAATTTGAATTGTAGTTTCAGCAGCTGTGTTAGCCTGTGCGTTTCTAGCAGCTGTATCGATAGCACGAACAACGTATAATGCGTTGCCATATGCTAAGAAGTTAGCTGCTGTGTAGAATGTTTCGAAATTGTCTGCGGTAGGCTTACCGAAAATCTTTACAAGAGAGTTTTCAGAACTGACTAGCACACGTTCTTCAGCTGGACCCCAGCCAAAGACGCCTGCAAACGCGCCAACAGAAGCGGAAACTGCTGGTACGACGGTGGTCAGGTCAATTTCTCTTACATTGATACCTGGACTGACTTGGAATGCCATCTTGTTTCTCCTTGTTCAAAATAGAGCCAGAAATATAATAATATTTTGTAATATATTTAGTAAAATACGGTTTTAGAAGAATAGTTCACGGTCGAATGCAGACATATGGACTTCGTCTTCAAAGCCCATTCCATCATCGGAAAAGAATGGTAACATGTCGTCTTCCAACTCTTTTTCTCGCTCTTCCATTAAGTTCTTTCTGACATCGGTTTCTAATAAATCTTTGAAATAATTTTGATTTGTCATCCAAGCAAATAATACCAAACACATAACAAGATCGTCATGTTTACCATACTCGGCTTCGTAAGACGTCCCTTTACTTATAAAAGTAGAGAGTTCACTCAACAAATCGTAGTCGTTAATGACTAGTTTGTTGTTCTCGATCAAAGCCTTCATGTTCAAACAACCAACTCGCTTTGTAGGCTGAGTTGTCTTTAGACCAACTCTTGATTGTTTGTTAAATCCGCCACCCAAAACCTGACCCTTGCGACCAGTTTGCGTGACTCTCAGCACTCCTTCGTTCTCGAAATCTGTAATTAGCATCTCGGCGATCTGCTGGCCAATGTCGTTAGTTTCAACTAAAATTGGACAAAAGTTATAGAACTTGTGTGATTCATTAATAAAGTGCGGGAACAACTGTGGTTCTACGTTATTATCTCGATAGACCGCAGCTACCCTATACGGGAACTCAGTTACATCAACGACGACGAACGTAGAATAGTCGCCCCCGACACCTCGTGCTACGTCAGCTGTCATTACATAACGGTGTTCTGGATTCGGTAACGAGTAAATCTTAGTCGATCCGTGGGTTGAAATAGGATCTTCATAGGTTAGTCGTTGCAAGCACTCAGCTGACAATAGCGTGTTACTAGAGCCAAGGAACTCTACTTCGTATTCCTGACGGAACTGCTCAGGAGAAGTATTGTTGATTGTTTCTTCTTTCCACTTTTCGTCGCGTCCAGGATATTCAGACCAGTGAACGTCAACCGCTGTATAGCTGTTTCGTTTCTTAATAGCGTCAGTCCACAGCTTGTAATACAGTTCCATACCGTTTGGCGTGGATGTAATGATAATTTTGGTCTGTTTACCAGAGGAAATAACTGGATATGTAGCGGTAAAGAACTTTAGCTGAATGTGCGGCGGAATGTGAGCAAATTCGTCGAGATACAGAACTGAGATAGACTTACCACGAATAGCAGAACTTGAAGTTGGTGCGCAGATAAACTTGGCGCCATTTTCTAGTGCGAAGCTTCGTTTGTTCCAAGCTACAACACCTTGTTGCATCCACAATGGCAGGTTTTCGTATGCCATTTGAATACGGTCAAGAATTTCCTGAGCCGTATCCATTTTGTTAGCGAGGATAGCGATATAGGATGGGTTGTCAGCAAACAAGCCTTCGTGTAACAATAAGCCAGTCGCGGTGGTAGTTTTACCCATCTGGCGACCGCAACGAACAATAGTAAAGCGATTTTCTTTAGCAGCCTTAACAAACCGCTTCTGAAAGTCGAACATCTTAAAGTTGATTACACCCTCGTCAAGAGAGATAATCTTTACATATTTCTCACAGAAGTAGATCGGATCTTCTTTGCATTTTAGATATTCTTCAATCTGCCAAGGTTGCCATTCGATTTGCATACCGACTGGCTTTAGAAGCGGATTACCATTTACACCATTATGTTCAATCTCGATATCATAATCTTCTTCAAGCACTGCACTCATTCATCTGACTCCAGATTTTTAGCGCGATCTTTTAGAAACTTTTGTAGTTCAGCAGTAGAGCCGACGAACAGATTATTGTTGACTGTTTTAGCGTCGCTATTAGGTGACGCGCCACGAGCTTTATCAATATCTAATTTTTTCTTTCGGGTGTCAAGCAAGTCTTTATTGGTATCAGCTAGTGTTTTAATTAGCGTGGCAACTACTTCGTATGCACGAGGGTGCTCGCTATTCTTAGCCAGCATAATCAACTCGTCGAGAGCCTTGTTGCCTTTCTTAGCGAGTTCTTGTAGATTTTTGCGCGCAAGCTCAAAGTCCTGCTCAGCGTCGTTTGTTTCTTCGACGACCGCAGGAAGCTGTTCTTCTTTTTGTTCTTCGACCACAAGAGGATTCATTTCTAATGCTTTGGTCAAGTTATCCATAATACTGTTCATATTTTATACGTCTTCTATCGTTACGATATAATCCCAGTCATCGGTGACCAAAATGTAGTCTTTGTCAACAGTTAATTGAGAATTAGCTGTACCAGTTCCATTATATGTCGACTGGTAGTTGCTTGCCACCAAACTTGCGCTAAATGCTGACTCAACTCTCATAGATGTATTATTGGCAATCGATGTAACGCGCTTAAATTGATCAGCAGCGGTGGGGGACACGGCAATTACATAATTACCAACTGCCATAGTTGTAGTAAATGAAGTTGCTGAACCTGTAACTAAATTACCAGAGGAAGAAATAGTTCCAGCCAAGTTAGCTGTTGGTGCTAATCCTGGTTGTATTGTCACTCGTTCTAAAACAGTATTCGAAGAACCAATAGCTGTATCAAATCCGTCGATAAAGAAATTGACATTTGCCAACTTAATTAGTTTTTTGGTTTTTGTTGGACCAAAGAAGTAACACTTCATAGTAAAATCTAAAGTCCAGATTAATGCGCGCCGAGTTTCAAAATCACCGTCGTATGTGTCGTCTGAAGAAACAGAAACTAATACAAGAGGAATATCTAACTTAATATCCATGTCGTCTATTAGCTGAACGGTATTAGTCCATTCTGGAGTAAAGAATGGAAGGATCTGCTCAAGTATTTGAGTACCATCCTCCGCGTTCTTTACCATGATGCTTAATTGAAAGTTTACGTCGTATGGAACTGGCGCGTACATAATTGTACGGTTGTTTCCATTAGTTCCAGCTGCAGTAAACTTCTTAATTGTGCTTAATTTGCGCTCACCAGCATACGTCATGGAAGTCATTTCGAAACCCATACGTGGTAAAGAAACCGCATCTGGCTTTCTTAGATTAGGATCTGTTTCAATACGCGCTAATAGCTTATCGCGTGGTGAGTACGAGATAGGAACTTTGATTCGCTTGTCAACTACGCCAGCGGTTGTCTTTCTTGAGACAACGATGTTGTTAAACATCGTTCCAAACACAACGATGTATCTGCGTAAATGCTCGTGGTAAAACTCGTGACCAAACATTAGTAATCATTTCCTTCTGAGAATGGATCCATCTCGCTAAAGTCCAGAATTCCTGACTGTCCGTCTGTTTCAAATTCTTCGTTCTGTGCTTGAATATCTGTTAGTGTTACTGATGATGCAATCGCTGTATTGATATCAACATCGAGTTCAGCATAAACTTGATCGATATCTGGAATACCAGTATCAAATGTTTCGTTGTTGTATTCAAATAATTCGCAAGTCATATCGAATGTTTGTAGCGAACCAAGCTGATAGAATATAGCTTCGTGCTCAACAAACTTAATCGTATACATCTTACGAGTTAGTGGGAACCAGATTAGGTCGCCCTCTAATGGGCGCACCATGTTCGATTCTTGTGTAAGAATTTCGCTGGCAAAACTACGACGAGAAACAGTAAATGTAATTCGATCGCGGATCTCAAGACCGAACTTCGACATAAAGTCGCCCTCGCCCTCGAAGCCATCAACGTTCTTAATATACATCTCAACAGGATGAGCTGTATTAAAAGTCACCAATTCTTCTTCGCGGAATACTGTATCTCTAGCGACAGTTCTCTTTGGTAGATAATACAAATCGATACCATAGATCTTAATTGATTCCACAACTAGGTCCTCGATAAGACCTTGCTCCATCGAGTTTCCGAAGTTGTTAAAGAAAAAATTGGTTGCCATTAGCCAATCATATCCATATTTGGAAGCGAATAGCTGTTTAGCATTTCTTCTTCCATCTTGGCAAGTTCGGCTGCAGCATCGTCTAGAATTTTCTCACCGTTAAACTGCACGCCACCAGGAAGGTTTAGACCAGTAAACTTGGTTAGGTTTGAACCCCACTGATATTTAATTTTTGCGGTGCAGTAATTCTGCAACCAGCGATCACCCCAAGCATCAGTCCATACATCTGG